TCATAACTATCTTCCAATATTATTTTTGTAACGAATTTGCTAAAAGATTTCAGATCATTTATTAAAAGACCATCATGTAATATTCTTCTTGATATAGCTGATCTAAATAGACAGAACGCAAAATTCTGGCTAGTTACCCGATATAAAAGTTTTCTTAGTGTATTAGATCTGGCATTATTATTCATAAGTCTTACAATTTCATCGTCATTAAATTCATAATCATCTGTATCATCAATTTCTATATTATCAACCATAATATCTAAATCATCAAATTCCATATTAGCCAAATCAAAGAGATTAGGAATATCACCAACTGATGCGGAAAGTGCACTGCTTATATCATCTTTTATATCTGAAATACCTTTAAGTTTATCTCTTCTCTCCTTTATTTCCTTCTGAACCCTTGCAGTTCCTTTTGCATAAATTTTTTCTAAATATGACTTACAGCGTTCGTTACCTTTTCTTATATATGTTGAAGCCCTTTCTGTATTCAATCCCTTATCTTCTAGTTCTTTCAATAAATAAGTAGCTATATCTTCCATCAAATCTTCAGGAACTATCATAGAGAAATGAGCTGGATTCTCAAGAATATTCTTTGATACTATTTCATTTATAGTAGATATGTCTATTCTAAAGTAATTTATACCGCCAAAAGCTAATCTTCCTTCAATTTTCTTGAGTTTTCTATCATTAATAGCTCTAACCGCCATGGTTCTTTCTCCTATAACATAGTCCATATTGGCGCCTCTATTATCTACTATATCCACATTTGGGGACGATGAATTAGCTGAACTTGATCCAGAATTGCCAAGAGTTGAGTTATTTCTTAATATTGTCTGAAGAGAACTGCTCTGATACAAGTGATCTTTTCTACTTACTTTAACTCTAATACCTGGGACTATTTTCTTTATGTTCACACTGTTAGTAAGAGTCTTGGAATATCTATCTATGAAATAAAAATTCTTCTTATCAGATAAGAAATCAGCTGTACTATCTGGCTTGATATAATCTTCAGAAGACAGTATATCAAGCATATTAGTATGTTCATCAGGGATATCTCGCTTTATTATCCTAAATAGATTTCTAATTAAAACATCAATTCTATCTCTATTCAGAGTAGATAAAGTGTCAGTAATATGTAATTCTAAAAATACTTCATCTTTATCATTCCTGCATAGCATAGTATAATCTAGCAATCTTAGCATTATATAAGAAGGAACCTCTTTCTTTAATTTCTTAAGCCTAATGATCACTGATCCCTCATCTATACATTCCTCTTCTACTTCTAATTTGAGACTTTGATCTATGTTGCTAAGCGAGCCTGATATATTCATGCCACTTATTATCTTTCCTAATTCAGGGAGATTATAACCTAGATAAGAATATGTAGCATATATTACTGGAAGATCACTTTCTCTGAATATTCTTTGAAAATCCTGAGTACTCATTCTGTTGAATATACTATTAAAAGACTCAAGTCCTAGGCACGATGCTTCTAAAGTATTTCTTATAGACTTCTTATCATACTTTCTAGATATGATATTAGCATTTATGAAGTTAGAGCATCTAATTATTATTGATCTTAGATCATCATCAGACTGTCCTAATAAGTCATCCGATCTTAATAGTATTTTCTTATTTCTTGTATGAGTATCTCCTTTAGCCATTTTGTATGGATATATATTGAATGTATAAAGACTCTTAAAGTAATCAGAATAGCTTCTTATCCTTCCGGCTGATCTAATTATTCCTTTTCCATATTGTAATCCATTAAGAATCTTGTAAAGCTCCAATTCAGGAATCTCAAGAAAATCATCACCTAGTACCCTTTTAATTGATTCAATATCTGCTTCAACCGATGCAATACTTTTGATCCTGAACCCGTTATCACTTAAAAAGTCTACTCCATATTTCCCGTACATTATTATCCTAGAAGTCTCATTTATCAAGGAAAGGTTTGATGTATATGATCTTACACTGATGTAGCTTAGAGATTTAGAATTTTCTTGCAATGAAGGGAACATAAGTCTCTTTCTTAAGTCATGCCATATAATGCTATTATTATTTCTGAGCAAGATGAGTTCTTTTATCTCCTCTTCACGATATTCAAACTTCAAAGGTGTAACTTCGTAAAGACTATTTATCAGATTAAATGCCGACCTGTAAGAATGTCTGTCTGAACCTATAGTGACTACTGCTTGTTTAGTAGCTAGAGCTAATTTAAGAGCTTGTTTTGCTAAATTACTGTTCTCAAACGCTCTAGCATATGATACGGTATGAAATCTTTTCATCATATAATGTACCTTCTTATCAGGAAAGTCTGGCATGGCTAAATCTTCTATCTTCAGCTCTCCTTTCTTTAACTTCTCTATATCAGATAAGCTGAGTGGAAATTCAGTTCTGAGAGATTTTATCACTTTAGAATAAGATGAAGTAATAGCTATTAATGTATTAGAATATATGTAGTCATCTCTAAAAGCTTCACTGTTAATAAGGAGATATTTTCCTACTGAAATTAATTTATTCATCAGATTTCTACCGTCAGGATGATATGACAACCTCAGATTGCTGCAGCGTGCACCTATGTTAGTCAATGAATTGCTTTCTTCATAGCATATTCCTCCTAATTCTACTGGAATCAGATCTCTAGCTATCTTAAATATACTAGTAGGATCATTATACTGTCCTCGTCTCATACTGTAAACGTCAGAAATTACATAATTTGCCATTCTTAACATAAAGTCATCAAAGATGCTACAACTTCCTCTATCTGAATGAGAAGTGATCTTTGAGACTGCTTCTAACATATCACTTTCATATCCATTTATCGAAGGAGTAAACGTCATAGTACATATATACTTTATGAATGGTTCTTCAGTACCCAAATTTACGCTATAATCGGATATAAATTCTCTGACAAAGTCATCCATATTTGTCTTCTTAGAAGAATCTTTTATATTTGCTATTGCCTTACAGAACTTTATGAGCGCATAAATCATTCTAGCATCTTTAACTCGACATAGTAAAATAAGATTCCAATCATCAGAATGAACAAGTGATTCATAATCAAATTCACTTAAATAGCCATCTCTTATTAATCTTCTTGCCAGCTTCTCAAAAAGTTCACTAGTGGCTGCATGCTTCAGACCGGATAACTTATTTAGAATTCCTTGAAACCAGCCTACTGATGTAGTTAATTCTCTAAGATCATCGCTAGCTTTATTAAGCATATATTCAACTGCTTGAGAAATAATAGGTTTACTTCCTATCTTTATTTCATAAAGCAAACTCTGCTCTTGTCGACTTAATCTTAAAACTTTGAACTTCATAGCTTTCAAAGACATTATTATCATATCTGACAGAGATTCAGTTAAGTATTCTCTTAGCTCATCAACGCATATAGCCATAGTTTCTATTATATCACTAAGAGACCACTTTGTAGCATCACCGTTAATGAAGTATATTTTATAATTATCAGATTTATTCTTTTGCTTGAGTTTACTATAGATTATCCGATTCTGCTCCTGCATTACTAAATTTTTCTGCTTACCTGAGATAGTTTGAAATTCATTAGGGATGTATTCACAAAAGATTGACATACATGACTCGATTACATTATTTATTGTACGAGTTAAAAGATTTTGGATATACATTTCTCGATCTGGACCATACTGCTCTCTGTAATGCATCTCATATATCTGAAGTATTGCAGAGTCTGATGTCAATTTCTCTATAAGTTCAGCGATAGTCATATCAGGCTTAGTTTTCATCAATCTTAGTATATGAACCACTGCCTTTTCGCGCATAAATTCTTCCACCATCTCTTTATCTTCATCAAGGCTACGTCCTCCAGTAACTACAGGTACCTTATCACAAGGAAGCTTATCTTTCTTTTCAATAATCTTTCGAGACGTTCTGTTATCATTGATCATTCCTTTAGTAGTCGCAAGTTTACTTATAGAAGAATTAAAAAGATTTAGATTTGAGAGAGCAGCAATTATTTCTGTTTCTTTATGAGCAAAATGCTTCAGTATAAGGAGTCTCATTGATTTTCGCAACAGGTACTCATTATATCCAAACATGAAATCTGATTTCATTATATATCTAATATTCTGTCTGAACTCTTTAGGATCAGTTGAGCTTGCAAATTTAACACCTGGATTATCCAATTCTTTCTCAAATTTGATCTGATATTCTGCTAACTGTGAAGATCCCTTGCTTATTATATGAATATGTTCTGTAGTACTTCTGGTTGTAACATGTACTATATAATTAGCCATCAAAAATTCTTCAAATCTTTGAGTATATGAATTTGTAAGATAACTTTTCATGTAAATGTTTCCTCCCGAGTTTCTTTCAATTTCGTCAACTTCAAGCTCTTCATCATCTGAATCTTCATCTTCGTCTACTGTCTTCGTCAGATTCTTACTAAGTTTTGAATTTATAATATGTTCAAATAATTTCTGGAAAGCATACCTGTCTATCTGACTCTTAGCTACTAATTTCTGTTTATCTAGAAGATATTTAGCCAAAGGAAAGTAAGAAGCTCTTGAGATCATACCAGCGTGCTGAAATTCTTTAAGAATATATGTTAATGACGAACTGCAATTTAATGAAAACATAGAGACATTGAAAAAGAGCTCTCTTAATGATTCTTTCATAGACTCTGACGATATAAGAGAGTTGCTGCCTAGATAACTTCTATAACTGCAAGAGAGACATCTTAAAATTGAATCAGTATAAGAAGAACATTTCTCAGATTTCAATCTAAACCAGTTAGTAATAACTATATAATCTTCAGTATCCTCAATCTTAAAATATTCAAATTCAAGAAATAACTTGCTTTCAATCATTATATCAAGTTGAATTCTTTTTACTACTGATACGAATATCATAGGCCTGGACTCGTTAACTCTAATAGACGAATCACCTTCTGCCATGATGACCCAGAGATTCTTTATTCCTCTATTGAAGACAGATACTTCATTATATTTACATCTTCGAGTCATATGATTATTAATACTTTTCATGATCTCAGAACATTTAAAGGTATAGTCATAGTTATATGATTTACATCCGAGTTCTATAAATTCTTTAATGTTTGCTATAGATAATGCTTGATGATCTCTAAGATAAGCATCATGCGCAAAGTATTCTTCGAGATACTCAGAAGGTAGATTAGTGTTTCTATGTTCCTTCATAAGAGATTTAAATCGTGTCATACTTTTCTCAGCTGATTCGTTAAGATCAAGACAGTTTTTAATATATTTATCTTTAATATCATTTTCGTGTTTAGTATCTTTCGAATAATCCTTATATTCATCCTGAAATTCTCTGGTTTCATGACTATCTCTCATTAACAATATATTTCCTTTTATTAATACGCTTTTCTTCCTATCTGAGTCTAAGAACAGCTTCTTTCCAGTTTTGAAATCACAACCTTCAACTTCTATTCCGGGAATTTTAAGACTTCTAAAATCTAACAGAGCTAGTTCGTTAAAAACAAAAGCTACATATTTCCTTCTGACACTATAAACCGGAGATCTATCAAGATATATTCCTACTTCTTCTGAACTATATACTCTGCTAGCTTCATATAAAGGCATTAAAAGTGATCTCTTGCAGTTATCAGTAAGCTTATATCTATCTTTAATTCCTTTCTTTAGTTTTAGTATGGACTCCTGGATCTCTTTTACTGAACTGGTATTTGCAATATAATCTGGTTTAGATTGCCATTTGATGAATTCATCAATAACTATATCATCTAAATCCTCAGATTCTAAATATTTATCTCTCCAATTATCGAGTTGATTAGGCTTATTAAGTTTCGCATATTTAATAAACTCTGATTCTTTACCTATAAAAGATTTCATGAGCTTCTCTAACTTCATTTGAGTAGGAACATAGGCACTATCAGTCTCTCTATAAAAAGAGTATGGAGGGAAGAATATAGGAGGAGACATAGAAGAGTGTCGCTGTCTTCTCTTAATAAGCTGAGCTGAAACTGCTGCATTATACTTTATATAATCAGGTTGGCCTTTAAAAGAATTATCTATAGTATCAATAGCGTATTCTATACTCTTCATAAGAGGATCATGACACCTTTTATGAATACCTATATTGCTCTCATATGAAGTACTGCTTTCTTTACAGTATACATATATCTGATAATTAATTGAAACTTGAAATATAACATTTATTGCTGATATAAACTCAAGGTAGGCTTCGGTTTTCTGCTTAAAAGATTCTTGTACTTTAGTGGCTTTAGAACATGTAGTATACTCCCTGACATAAGACTTGAGTACATCATTCTCTTTTATTACGTAAAATTCATCAGGAGTAAATCTCTCTATCTCACTTAGGATCTTTAACTGACTTTTAGAAGTTATCTGAGGTCTCATATAAAGTTTCTTTATAACATCTATGATTTGCAGAAAGCTTGGTTCTACCATACAAAGATATTTAGGTCTTGAAGTAACCTCACTAAAAATCGTATACTGGCGATAAGCATGAGATAAGCATTCCATCAAGTATAATTTCTCTGATGCTGATTTCTGATAATGCTCTAAACCAATTGATGGCTTCTTTATATCACTTTCTCTCCATCGAAGTGTCGTCTTGAACCCTTTATCGACTTCTTTACTTTTCTTTGTCGATAACTCCTCAAGTTTGGCATTGTCTATAATATAATTATCATTTTCTTTGAATTTACTATGAAGATCTCTATTTATAGCATCTATTCTTAATCTAGAGCTTATATTTCTATTATCACCTTCTAGCTCTGAAAGAGTTTTCTTGAGACCTGTATATTCACCGACTATCTCGACCACTTGGGTTGAATCATTCAGAAGAGGTTCTATAAGTCTATCTTTAAACTTTGCCTTGATCTTGTTTTCCTGCCTCCTTAAAAGAGATTCAGCTATTGACTTCTCAATTTCTGACACTTGAACAGGATTTTCCTCTGAGCCTTCAACTTCGAATAACTGTTCATCTCTAGTCTTGCGAGCATCTATGACCTCTTCAATGGCTTTTCTTTCAGCAAGTAGCAAGTTCTTATGATAATCTGATTTCAGTGTTATTGAAATTATTTCTTCACTCGCTCCTTTTATCTTTGAGAGATCATTACTTACTTTCGAGATAAAACTATAGCTATGATCAGAAGCAATATCTCCTAAAGTTATAGGATAATTGAAGCCTTGATCAGTTATATATCTAAATGTCAAAGGAGCTCTTATAGTTTCATATGTTTTAATAGGTACATTATTATCATCATAAATTATAAAACTGATTATTTTAAAGAGAATTATTCCTGCAAGTATATTATTGTATCCAGTATTTTCTAGAGTCTCAAGAAGATAAGCTTTATTCAATCTTCTGTGATAAATTATTGGAATAAAGTGTGTCGTTGAATTATCAAATTCTGATTTCTCGAATATAGTAGCCTTCTGACCTGATTTTATTCTCTCAGCTTCTTGTTTCTCCTTCTCTTCTTGATCTCTTAACTCTTGAATACATTGAGCTCTACTTTTATAACAACTTCTGACAATAAAGATATTTATCGCATGATTTCTACTATAAAATTCCGAATCAAAAAGTTCATAATATTTTGTCAGAAATTCTACTATTGACGATTCTGAGAAAATCGACTTGAATAAAACTTCACAGCTTACATCTACTATGTGATAAGTATTTAACTGATTTTCGGGTAAAGGTAAATTTATAGGCCCAAGTTCATTTCCTTGCTGATTTGCTGAAGAACGAAAATATTGTTTATACGAATCATCTAGACCTTCTAGCTGAGAATTACAGAAGTTTATAGCATTATGAACAGCATAAGCTCTGCATTCATTTAATCCCTGACCTAAATTCACAGTAATCTCAAAATCTATAGCAGGTATATCAGGATTCCCCTTCTTAAATATCTCATACTTCTTAGGAGGCATTCTTATATATTATTCATAAGTTCAGAATGAGATTTGTAAGTCATAGAGAGTATAATATATCATAATATATTTCAAATTAATAGCTAGAATATAGTTCTTTATAATAAGAATTTGTTTGTGTAACTTGTTTTGATTTAAGG